AACCGCCTCTCTCATTCGTGGGATTGGCGGTTTTCTTTACAGAAACACGTGCAAGTCTATAATTAGATACGTAAGACAATTAACAACAAAGGAGATATGTCATGGCATATAAAAAATCTACGTCCAAAGCAAAATCAGCGAAAGCTGATGAAACAGTTGAAACTTCAGCTGCTGCCTCATCTGAGGATTGCTGTGCGAAATGCGAATCAAAGGTTGCAGACTTAGACAAAAAAGTTGCTGACCTTGAAAAGAAACTCAAAGGATTACTCGATGGTATCGCTGCTGCTTCTAAATTGAAAACTGAACTTGATGAAGCTAAATTGAAACTTTCTGCAGAAGTAAATGAATTGAAAGAAAAAGCAAAATCATGGAAAGAAAAGGCAGACACGAACAACGATGGCAAACTCGATTTAGAAGAAATCTATTCGTATGTTTGGCGAAGAAGAAAGTCTAGAAGTCCAGCACCAAAGAAATAAACACTGTCAATGATGCTACGTAAGTGGCAGCGTAGATAGCGTAAGTTTGCGAAATAAAAAAAATTGAAAATAATTCTTTTCGTATCAAGCCGGGAGATTGCGTCTGCGACAGCTGCCAATCTCCCGTGTCATATTTCATGACCGAAGGAATGACGAGGGTTTTCAACAATAGTTATAGAGTGAACCCATAATAGGAGAACAAGCGATGGCATCGTTTCAAAATACTACGAGTCCGACCCCGTTTGGTATCTTTGATTCAGAGAAAGACTTTATCTTAGATGCAAATTCGATGGTCACGTTTGTTAAGAGAAAGTTAGGTGATGATATACTGAGTGTCGAGCTCACGAATAAACAAGTTTGGATGTCTTTTGAAGAAGCGGCCTTGGAATACGGTAGAGTTGTCAATGAATATCAGACCAAATCTCAATTAGGGAATTTACTTGGTAACGATCTTGGTACTAGTGGCGATGACCAAACTGTGAACAATGATATAGTTGACGGTGGCCCTCGAGGAGCTGAGAGCAAGTTTCCTAGAGAAACTCTAGAGTTCTTGATGAGAAAAGCAGAACCGTACGCATCGCATGCTGGTGTAGGTGGTTCTTACAATATATATTCTGGTTCGATCACGCTTGTAGATGGCCAGCAAGACTACAATATATACACAGATATGAGTTTTACGAAAAGCGATGGTAGTTCTGTTGTCGCTGGCACCGAGTTTGCAAACAAGAAGCTTCGAATATATGAAGTGATGCATTACTCACCACAAGCTGCGTATCGTTTCTTTGATACGACCTCAGCGATCAACTATTTGAATAACGAGTTTGCCTTCGAGTCATTCACTCCGGAAACCGTATTTTACGTTCTGCCCGTGTTTGAAGATCTTCTAAGAGCACAGCAAATGGACATATCCAATCGTGTAAGAAGATCGAACTATTCGTATGAGTTGATTGGCCAAAACATTCGAATATTTCCAAAGCCTACAGTGCAGACGGCCGGTTCGAAGAAGATGTATATCCGGTTCGCACCTCCGACAGATGGCCTGAACCCAGATATAGCTGATGGCCACATAGATGGAGTTTCAGGCTTGCATAACATCCCGTTTAATAATATCCAGTATCAAATGATAAATTCGATGGGTCGTCAGTGGATCAGGCAGTATACTTTCGCTCTATCGAAAGAGGTCCTCGGCCTAGTGCGATCAAAATTTGGATCGATTCCTATCCCGAATGGTGATTTGCAATTGAATGGGAGCGATCTCCTGTCGCAGGCACAAGGTGAAAAAGAAAAGCTCATCACTTCCTTGAGAGAAATGTTAGATTCGTTGACATACGACAAATTGTTAGAAGGCCAAGCCGCAGAGGTTGGCAATATGCAAACTATTCTGAAGTCAGTTCCTATCCCGTTAGGCAAAGTAATCACTATAGGATAGGAGAACCCGAATGGCACGATTATTCATAACCCCGCGAGAGATTGACTTCATCGCCGACATCACCAAAGAGATTACAAAAGATGTTATAGGTGATGTGATCTACTACTATAAGGTCAGAGAGGATGTTTCGCAAGTTCACGATGTTTACGAAGAGTCACCAGAAAAAATCTTTGATCCACCAGTGGAGATAGATGCAAGAGTGCAATGGAACCCGAAAGAAGTTCGAACAGATCGATTTGGTATGGAGGGCGTGTATACTACCGAAGTGTATGTCCATTATCGCGATATGATCGACAGAGGGATCAAACTAGAGGAAGGAGACTACTTCTCGTATGGAGACAACTTCTTCGAAATCACATCGATAGTGTATGATAAAGTTATCTTCGGCCAAGTCGAACACATTAGTGGCTACACTCTCAAAGCGAAGCAAGCACGTAAGGGTCAAATCTTCAAGAAGCCGCTTGGGCCAACAGAAGAGATATACTCAGATCCAGAAGCTATCAGAGATACATTCGAACAACAGCGAGGCGATGCTTCTAAAGGTGACAAACGAGCTCTAGTGGATCAGGGTAAAGTCGATTCTGCCACGCATGTGAAACAGCAAGTGAAGAAAGACAATTCGTCATCTTCGTTCTACGGAGATGATACATGAGCACTAGATGGAAAGTAAAACCGTATCTCACGACAGGTGGTGTGCAAACCGGCCTCGAAGGAATCGATATACCAGATGATTTTGAGATGCCATCTTGCGGCATCGAAGATGTCGATCGAGCATTATTCAAACTTTTCAATGAAGATCTTCCTTTGTATTATCTCCAAGATGGAGATATGAAAAGAATACCCTGTATTTTCGCAGGTGGCGAAAGAGCGATGGTCTTACGAAGAAAAGAACCTTTGAGAGATCGACAAGGTGCAATCATCTTACCACTAGTGTCAATCCTTCGCAATGGTATCGACCAGAGTACGGAAGGAAAAGCGATAGGAACTGGAACCGGTTCACTTACGTTAAGAAAGAAGATAGCGCCTGAAGATCGAGAATTTAAGCGCCTGTACAATATCAATGGCCTTAGAAACCAAGATAATACAGTCGGCGATGCAAGAACATCAGACACAAGTTTGGATCTTAAAAACTTGAATATATACGAAATCATCACGATGCCAAATCCGAAGTTTTTCAAAGCTACATATGAAGTCACGTTTTGGGCACAATACTTACAACAGATGAATAACATCATCGAAGCGGTAATTACGTCGTATAACAGTCAAGTGGCTAGGAGTTTCAAAATAGAGACGGATAAAGGATATTGGTTTGTAGCGACTGTCGAATCTGGTTTAAGTGATTCGAACAACTTTGACAGCTATCTAGATGATGAAAGGTTAATAAAGACATCCATCACAATAGAGGTCACTGGATATATCATTAATCCACAATACCCGGGAGCCCCGAAACCTTTTAGAAGGTATGTCAGTGCACCCAAAGTAGAGTTTGAAACGAAAGTTGAAGATCCAGTTTTTGTAGCCAGTTCCAAAGTTCCATCTGGGTACCCAGAAGATTATGTCTTTGATGATTTCCTAACAGAGAGGCAACCTCTCCCGGGAAAAGCGATCGGGTACGTAGACACACAAGGAGCTGATTTTTCTGTCAATATAGGCGGGGAAGTCGAGGATGGCACATCAGAAAAATTAAAGACACTAGCGGCGAATCCTAGAAATGTCCAAAAACGAGAGCAATCGGTCGAGTTAGTGGATCCTTTCACGGGAGAGCCTACAAAAGCTACAGTCAAAGCGAAAAACCTTTCGAAGGGCGAGACTGTATACATATTAATTAAAACTTTGAACTAACAATCACATAATTATGAACAGAATTATAAATAAGGAGACCTATAATGGCTGAAAATACTTTCAAATCACCCGGCTTCTTCGAACAAGAGATCGAGTTGACTGCAGAAAAGCAACAACCAACGGGAGTACCAGCGGGCATCATTGGCGCTGCGCAAATGGGGCCGGCCTTCGTCCCTTTAACGTTAGGCACGTTTAAGGATTTCGAAAACAGATTCGGAACGCTAACACCAGAAAAATTCGCACCCTATGCGGTAAGAGAATGGCTAAAGAACAGACAATCTGTCACTTTTTGCCGAGTTCTTGGAGCTGGAGCGAATGCAACGCAACAAGACTTCTCGAATACGAGAAACTATGGATTCGCTAAAAATGCGGGATTCAAAGCAGTTGCAGAAACAGTTGCTGCAGATTCAAAAGGTGCTGTACAGTTCCTTGCTGCTACGCACGTTGTATCCGCCAATTCAGATATTGGATTTCCAATCTTTACTGACAATGATACTTTCCTTCTTCAAAACTCGAATTTGAAAGACACTTTCAATTCACCTGGTGATGACGATGCTAAAATTATCAGAGCGATGATCATCAATGCGAAAGATCACATGATCCAAGTAAGTGATGCCCTCGGAGGAACGTTCAACCGAGCGACAACTGCACAAGCGGATGGGGATTCGACCATCTTCGCTGTGAAATTGACTCGAGATGCAACTACAAGAGAAATGATCGTATCACTCGATCCGGATCATACCAAGTATATCGGAAAGGTTCTGAATACTGACCCTAAGAAATTCCAAGAAGAAGGTCACTTGCTGTGGTTAGACTTTGCAATCGAAAAAGAAGTCGCACACGTTGCAGTTGCAAATGCTATTGAAATTACACGAGGCGATCACAATGCTTTGACATCTGGTGATACTTTCGATTACTTAGGAAGTCAAGGATACAGTGGCAGTGATCTTTGTAAACAGCAAGCATTTGGTCTTTTTAATGCGAGATACCAAGCTCCAAAGACAACTTCATTTATCTCACAACCTTATGGAAAAGTTGAATACGATCTATTCCACTTCGAATGCCTTTCTGATGGTCACGTTGCGAATGAATCTTTCAAGGTGTCTATCGCAAATGTTAGAAAATCAACTGATCCAAACTATGAATACGGTACATTCGATGTTCTAGTAAGAATTTTCGGTGATTCTGATTTCAACCCACAAGTAATCGAAAGATTCGTAGGATTGTCGATGGATCCTGCTGCTGAGAACTTTATTGGAAGAAAAATTGGTGATAAAAAGGTTGTTTATGACTTTGATGCTGATCTTGCAGAAGAAAGAAGATTGGTCATCTCTGGTAGATACCCGAACCAATCGCTTAACATTCGAGTTGTTCTCAATGATGCTGTTTACAGTGGCCAAGTTCCAAAATCGGCTGTTCCATTCGGCTTTAGAGGACTTCCTACATTAAA